GATCCAGACAATCTGGACATAAACGCGCTTTTTCAATAAGCAACCTAACTTTTAAATATAGACAATCATGGCTTTGATGCAAGTACTGAAAACGTACTATAACGATTCGCAGATGACCGACACAAACTCGTTGGTTAATGCATTGATGGAGAAACCCGAAGAACTCTCCCCAATTATCACGCACTTGGCTGGACGTGAAGAGAAGAAGTTTCCGCTTTCTTTTCTGACCGAAGGGGTTGGAAACACACGCTCGATCAACCGTTGGGAGTACGAGTACCGTGTTAAAACTCATGAAGTCAACGTCCGCCCGGTCGTTAGTGTTAAACAAATAGCAGCTGGTGGCGATACCGCTATTGGTGCTAGTGGATCTACCTTCAAGGTAGTGTTCCCCGACAAGTGGTTCATCTTTCCTTACACGCTCGTCTCCCAATCTGGTGAGCTTGCGCGTATCATGAAAGACCCTGAGCCTGTTGGTGATGGATATGAGTACACCCTTCAGTTGGTTAAGCCCAATGCAGGTGGACTTAGTGCAGCTGCAGGTGGTGACCTTGCTACTGGTGCTCTCTGGGGTATGCTGTATGCTAACGTTGGAATCGACTTCTCAAGAGGTAACGCTTCCAACTGGACAGCACCTGGCCTCGTCCGGTCTAAGATTGGAACGATTCGTAAGTCCTACCAGTTCTCTGGTAACGCAAAGGACTACGTTGCTGAGTTCAATCTCCCGACCAAAGAAGGTTCTTCCACCAAGTTGTGGATGGACTACGAGGAGTACCGCCACATGCTGAAGTTCAAGGAGGAGTGCGAGATGTACTACTGGTACGGTCAGCGCACCCATGACGACAAAGGTCGTACGACGATGACTGACGAGAATGGTCAGCCTGTTGTTTCTGGTCCTGGTCTGCTTGAGCAAATCATCAACAAGGATACCTACTCCACCCTGACTCAGAAGAAGATGGAGGATGTTATTGGTGACTTGTTCTATGGTATGACTGATGCTACTGATAAGCAGGTTACTCTGTATACCGGTATCGGTGGTGCACGTGAGTTCGATAAGGCTCTGCGTAACTACTATGCTGGTGGTGGTTTGAACCCTTCGGGCATTGCTGCTGATAGTGGTAATAACGCTTACCTGCGCACGACTGAGTCCAAGTTCATTACTGGAAGCGGACGTAGCCTTGGTATTACTGGTTACTTCACCAGCTATGACCACATTGATGGTCACACGGTAAACGTGGTGAAGTCTCCTCTGTTTGATCATGGTCCTGTTGCTCAAGCTTCTAAGAAGCACCCCGAAAGCGGTCTCCCGCTCGAAAGCTACAGAATGGTCTTTGTTGACCAGTCCAACTATGACGGAGAAAACAATCTCCAGATGATTAACAAGAAGGGTCGTGAGATGCTTCGTTGGGCTGTTGCAGGTTCCGTCGTCCCGAAAGGGTTCAAAGAGTCGGATACCCGCGCAAGCGATATAGACGGTGCTTCTGTGCACATGCTGAAGACGGCTGGTATCCTGCTCCGCAGATTTGATACTTCGCTGGATTTGCAGTGCACTGCATCGTAATTTGGTGTTTGGTTTGCATGAAGGGGGGACTGCGAAGGTGGTCCCCCTGAAATGCGACTCTACATATAAGTTATTCTTAAACTAAAAAGAACATGAAAAAAGTGTACATCAGACGTAAGGAGCTTAACGGCTACCTTCCAAAGGAAATCCTCTCAACGGCGAGGATATCAATCGGTTCAATTTATGTGGGCAGACAACCCCTGAAAGGGTTTGAAGACGAAGAATCCAAAAAACACCTAAGACGGATTCTTGACGTTCCCCCAGATCATCCTAGCTGGCCAGCTCTTGAAAAAAATTACTGGTCATCTATGAGTCTAAAAGTTCCATTCGAAGGAGTAGAGCTTGATATAACTCTTGATGATAATGGAGACGCTGTCAATCCTCAAGACTATGCTACATTCAGATGGTGCCAAAGGCACAGACAAGTAGCAACGTCTAAGGAAGAGATGGATAAAAGTAGTCACAAAAAATTCTACATCTATGATCCACAAGAAGACTTGATTAAGTCCAACAACAAGATCAAGCTTAGCAAAGATGCTGATAAAGAGTTCATCAAAATCTCATCCGACGCGGATAAGATGCGAAGAGTTCTTAGAGTATTGACTAAACAGAACACGGATAAAATGACTGACATGGAAATAGAGAATACTCTCTACGGACAAAAGAGCAGTAATCCAGGTTTGTTCCTAAAAGTATCTTTGGATAAGAACCTTGATGTTAGAGCTGAGATAGAGGAACTGATCGAGCGGGGAGTACTTCGCAAAATTGGGAACCAAATTATCCATGAAGATGAAACAATTGGGTCCGATATGACGGACACTATTGTGTACTTCAATAACAAAAAGAACTCAGGTGCTGTAAACGCCATGAGAGCAAAACTTAAAACACTAGCATGACAGTAGAGGAGATGCACGTAGCAGTAAACTTGGGAGTGCAAAAAATTGCATCATTCCAAGCAGATAACTTGTTGTCGGAAGAAATCGACTATGAGCTTAATACTGCTGTACGCAGACTTATCTCCCAACGCTACAACATGCTAGGCAACAAGTATCGGCGGGGGTTTGAACAGTCTCAGAAGAGACTCGACGACCTCCGCCATCTTGTTGAAGACTATACCACGCAGAACTCCAGCTATATGGGGATAGGGTATACGTCACGCACGAACGGGAATATTGATATCTACAGATACAAATTTCCTAATGACTATATGTTCTTGATTAATGTGTTGTCAGAAGTTACTTATGATTGTAGGAAAGATCCTGTACAGATAACTGAAGGATACACATACAAAGAATATTTGAAGATATCTCTTACAGTTCCTGCACCTGGGTACATGATACAAAGTATAGCAGTAGCTGATCAGGAGGGACTCCCTGAGACAGTAATATTTGGACAAGAAGGACTTAGCTATGATTACTTGATAGGTCCTTACTACAGTGGTAATATCAATCCTAGCTTGTCCAACAATGACAGCTTTACTGATAGATACTTCGATACTGTAGCTACTGACTCTCCCCCAGCTGATGGAAACGAGCTATATCTAGAGAGAGTGTTTCAGGTTGAGGGTCAAGGATTTAACCAGTTTGACGGAGGTGCTATGTCAAACAATGATCCAGATGTAGACGGTAACATTTACAACGGAGCTTACGCTATAGTAACCTGGGTAAATCCAAGCACGCTGGAAACTTTGGAGCAGGTAAATAATCTAGATCCAACAACAACAACTATCGAGACTAGAGTTGCTAACTATGGATTCCCAGCACCACCTCAAATAAGGATCTCAAGAACTAACTGTAAGTTCTCTCAACAAGATGATATTTACGCAATTCTTGATGACCCATTTAATAGCACTTCTCCGTCAGGAATATTGTATACAGTTCAAGAAACTTTCTTAGATTTGTATACTAATAATACTTTTGTACCGAACTCGGTTCAAATTAAATACATACGTAAACCCGCAACGATCTCTCGTAGGTTTGGTGTGGGATGCGAACTACCAGAACATACACATCATGAAGTTGTGGAAATGGCAGTGAAAAGCATCTTGGAAGGCTTCGAGTCTCCGAGATATCAAACGCAATCTAGGGAAGTCCTGGAGAGCGAGTAATTTTTGTATAATAGTCTTAAAAATATATCATGAGACAAGTTTTTTTCAAGACCGTGGACGCTTTGGAAGCTGCGGCAAGTACAGCAGGAGATGCTAGATTCAATGACCTGGAATCAGGTAAATTGGGTTTCTGGAACCTCGATGCTGCTACTGGAGGTGATTGGTTTGCTACTGCTTTGTTTCAAGCTGCAATTGACACTGATGCTGAAGCTGGCGACGACACTACAGGCTTGACCACTATTGCTAACCCAATTATGTTGAAGAGAAGTCTTCAAGTTGTACAGGGTTTTACCAGTGGTAATCCTATTGCTACTCCGATCATCAACACAAGAGACGTAGTTCGTGTGACTGCTGAAGGTTATGTTGCTAGCACAAAGCATCAGCAAACAGTAACTTTTGCAGCTGGAGATGCTGGAGATGAAGTGCAGCTCAGATTTGTTGTACGCACTGCTCACACGGGATACCTCGACTATGTCAATGGCGAAACTGCGTTTTCCGATTTGACCGGAGAAGGTTATCACTTCCCACTGGGTGTGTTCAACACTACTAACCACAAGGTGATCAACTTCAGCTTTACTGCAACTAATAGTGGTTCTGACAATGGAGCTGCTGCTTGCGTAACTGCAATCGAAGGTAACGAAACGTTGAACGCAATGTTCAATGTTGCTGTGGCTAACACCAATACGGTTACGTTTGATGCTCGCCACGCTGGTGTGATCTTCGATATCATTGCTGATAACCTTACTGGTAGCACTAGCCTTACTGTTACTCAGTCAGCTAATTGGACTCCAGGTGTTGGTAATGCTTGGCAAGCTCGTACAGATGAGTTGAAGTCTCGTGCTATGGCAGGACACTACAACCGCATGTACTTCCCGATGGATTTCCAAAACTTCGTTACTGCTGCAGATACAGAGTACGACAGATACGAAATCACCTACAAAATTGATGGTGATCGTGCTGTTGTCAAAGGATCTCAGTATGGTACTGCTATTATCTACGAAGTTAATGGTCAGAACGACGTCGGCGTTGTCCTCAACGCAGGTACGGCTGATCCGGTTGCTACCAAAACAGAGTACGTATTTGCTTAATTAATATGGGGGGCATCACACTAGTGGTGCTCCCCTATATTTCTATCAATCATGGGTCTTAAGCATCTAGCAGCAAATACTAAGTTGAAGGTAACCAGCAAAGGAGTTCAACCAAACTCCACTTTTGTTATTACCGTAAATAATCTTAGCTCTGGAAAACAATTTGTTTCTAGATCTAAAAGCAGATCCAGTACGTTTATCTCAACAGTTACTGCAGACACTAGAGGTGTAAATAAAGTAACTGTTACTGATAAAAATCAAACGATAGTTAAAAGCTACGTTACTGTAGGTAGCGCTGAAATAGATTGCTGCATTGCCAAGCTGGTTCATGACGCAATCAATTGCACATGCAAGTGTAATAAGTGCAAAGAAGATCTTGAAAGAGCACAAACTATTAGGCTTTTGCTTCAAGCTGCAAAGTATGAAGCTACACTTGGACTGACTGATAGTGTTCAGGACAAGTACAACAAAGCAAAAGAGTTGTGCACTGAAGTATGCGCTTGTGGCTGCTAACAAGTGACATATGAAAGGCAAACATTCTAACAATAAGCTGGTATTTGTATACCAAGACAAGACTGAAAGAGCAGCTGCAAGTAATCCATCACTGAATGCAGCTGAAAGCGGATCTTGTGTAATTAGAGTTGTACAAAATTGCATAGACCCTGCAAACAATATTCAGACGCATCACGACTACGTTAGCAGCGGTGCGACACAGCTTGCCCAAATAGGAATAGATTCACTGGTAAGTGCTAGTGTGTCAGGGATAATAAGAACTAGTCAAACAGGAGCTAGTTCATTTGAGTCTACGTCTGATATAGTACAATCTATTAGTCACTTCCAAATAGGAGGGGCTAAAGTGATAGATATAGTCATATCGCAAACCTTGCAGAGTATTATCAATACTCAGTCAAATCTGTACAAGGCAGTAGTAGAACTCAACTTTATTTCTGGGGATGTAGAAGATGTGGTGCTTAACCTTAAGCCTGCCGATGGCTGTGCTTTAATCATAAGTCCAGATCAATTAACCATACACGGACCTATCTCTGTCACGGCCGGCAATGAAGATCCTGATCTTCCACCTGGTATGACAGGCAGTAGAGTAGCCTACTCGTTTTCAAAGATTTACAGAAGACTAAACGAAAGGTCAAACGCTTCGACTAGTACAAACAATACTACAAGAAAGCAATATGGTATAGGCTACAAAGGGCATGCAACTTTTACGATGCCTTGGGGAGGTATTTTTGATGATCTATCGTCAAAGACTTTGTTCGGTACATTTCCAGCTGGAAATCAAAGCTGGCTTTCTGAGAGCGGATACGCTACTGCAAAAACTACTTATGTAAATTGGTTTACAGGTATTAATGATGTAACTAATGTTAGATTCCCTAACCCTGATATTTTTCAGATAGGAAATGGCCAAGGGCAATCACCACCAGCATTAGCACTCAGCACCCAAGGAGTTAATTTCAGTAACTTCTTCGGATCAAAAATAATTGTAGACAGAACAACCAGCGATAGCTCAACTCTAGCGTTTTTGGTAAAGCCGGAGGGAAAACTGTCTTTTGGTAAACAGTTTGGGTGGTTTTCTACGTTTGTAAGCGGAGACATAGTGTCCCCGACAGGGCAAGTGATGGTATCTGAGAATAGTGAGAACTATGGTGTACCTCCTATATTCAGAGAAAGCTTTCAAGCTCCTAATAATGGCACTGGTGTAGATAGACCTGGACATTTTTGGTGTGCGTTCTCTGACACTATTCCTGCAGCTGATGGAACAGCAATAGCTAATGATTTTGGTCTTACATCTCTTAGCACAACTTTCGGACCAAATCCACAGAATCAAAGTACAGACCCAACAGAGTCTAGGTACAGCAAATTATTCTACGGAGGGAGCAACACAGATTGGCATCTTCCAGGACATACAAATGTGAGTACAGGCAGCGTAGTAAACACTAATTTTAGTACTGCTTATATAAACTCATATCTAGCTGACTACGCGCCTGAGACTATAAGACCTTACTATGCACTAATAGTTGTAGAAGATACAAAGCTTTCAGGTACAGCATTAAATAGTAAAATAAGACTAGGATCTCTAGACCAAATAACTAGTAATTATGGGGCAAGCTTTTTCTACCCAGGAAGTGCTGGAACAAGCAGTGACCCATATGTACCTGTGTTCAAAGGCATTGCTAGAATATGCACAGTAACAAGATATACTTTAACAAGTGACACAACTCTTGGGCTAAGCTTGTCTAATAGCCTCAGGTTGGGAGGACTGGATGATAATTCTCTAGCAGATGTACATGGAATATATGCATCGCTTGTTCCGCATACAAATCTGAATATCAACGAAAGTCCAACTCAAGGCTTGGGACCTGATGACGAATTGTTTTACAGCCTCTTGTTTGCAGGTCACACTTATCCAAGACAGTTAACTGGGTCTCTGCAGGATACTATGTGTGGACATATGCCGCAGGTAAATGCTGCTGCTTTTCAAACCTGGAGGCTAGGTCTTGACTGTTTGCGTACCGATGGAGCAAACATACTAGTAGGACAAGGAGAAATTCAAGTTAGTGCACAGGACATAGTAGTACTTAATAGTGGAATAGTTCCAGACCCGTACAACGGTTTTAGTCCAAGTGATCAAGATAGCACTGACTCAAGAGGTAGGGCAATATCAAGGAACCATCCAGTAGGATGGGCAGGAAACAAGGACCAACAGGTAATAACTCCATCCTATGAGCACTTCATAAACTCACAGTTTGGAGTACGTCCGTACCCAATTACATCTCGGTCATACCATACTGACTTGGGAGAAGATGCAACATCTCCTGTACCTCCGTACCCGTATGCCCCAACTATGTTCCTGACTCAAACTTTGGGTAAACCTGGATATGCAAATTTTGTAGGACCAGAGTCAGGGACTACTGGCTATTTCCACCCCCAAGTAAGCGACAGTAATGATGGTGAAACATTTTTAACTAGCGCTGGGCAGCAGGGAATAGTAATACCCACATCAGCTAACACTGGGTTTAATGAGTCATTTTTCACAGGAACTGACCAATGTTTTACTGGTCAAGCAAGCACTGTGACTTTAACTGGAGTATCAGGATCTCTCTCGAGTGCTATAGGTACAGGAGAGCTAAAAATCAGATACGAGTTTTTCTATACAAACAACTGTAGCGGAGAATTTGAAACTGATGCAGGATCAAAGATAGTTCTAGAAAACAGCGACACTCTAGCTAATAGAATAACTAAGGTTAGGCAGATATTCCCACATATAGAATATCGACCACTAGCTATGGACAATGCGCTCAATGAAAGCCCATTGGCATACAAACTGATTGTAGAAGACAACAATGATGTCGATAATATATTTATTGACAGTATAGGGTCAAACTCATATAGGCTAGTTGTAGAGATAACAGCAGACTCCGATGACGTAGCATTTTTGGAGGGCGCTGACGTAAACTTCCCTTATGGAGATATATGGCCAGATACTCCCTACCCATCAGCACCTTCTACTGATAGTGAAGAGCTGCCTGACTTCTCTAAAAGATATATATCTGTAGAAGGAAACGTAGACTACAGCAGGTTTAAAGGGAGCTTTATAACCATAGCTAGTGCAAGTAACTGGAATACGTTCCCAGGCAACACATCAATTATTCAAAGTACGAATGCTGATCTCACAAGATTTGCTTACCATACTCCGTTTATTACATATGGTAATCTTGTAGATCCTCCTGATGGAGTATTCGATATCCCGGGATGTACGGATGAGAATGCTATCAACTATGATTCTACTGCAACAGTAGATAACGGTACATGTCTGGAGTGTAATAGTGTAGCAGAAGCTCAGGGATGGGACATAGCTAATATAGGATTGAACAACGGCACTACCGGTATGCGCTTGGGTGTATACGAAGGACCTAGTGCTGTAAACTCTTACTTGTGCGGACTAACGGGTGATGCACAAACATCGCTAGAGACATATTTCAATGTGCAAGGTCAGGCTTATGGTCAGCTTTATAATTCTACCGGAGCACAATATGGTGGTGCAGTAGTTTGCAACAATGACTTTGCAGATAACACAGGCGTAGCTAATCTATCCATACGAGGAGTAAACCAAGGCTCTACAGCCTTTACAAACTTACTCAACTGGATGGCTACAACGTACAATGAAACGTACACAGCTTGGAAGCTACACATCAGGCCTCTTACAGACCAGCTTGCAAATATCATTGATCTAGAGCAGTCATACAGCGAGTCTAATCCACCGCCTACACAGCTTATCCCAGGTGCTTTTAACTACGTAACTCCTGATTACACAGCTACTGCTACCGGAGGAACTATCACAGAACCTACTTGGGATGAGATTGTAACTATTGCAGCTACTCAAAATTGGTTCAGAGCAGGCAGAGTTTATCTGATAGAACTTGAGCTTGATCCACAAGAGCTTCCTGCAGAATGCACGCTGTTAAACTCTAACTACAATAGAGTTCTTGGATTGATGTGGACCACGTTCTGTTCATGTGCAGATATAACTAATGATTACTTCAGCTTGGCAATGTCAGGCTTCCAGTATCCATGGCAGCAGAACATTGCATATCCTATACTTCCATATCAACCTGCTTCAAACTGTCCAGATATAGTCCCGTCCAACAATTTGTTGGGAGACGGAGCTTATCCAAACAGCATATGCTTCACTCAAGACGAAGCTACAACTAACTGTGATCAGTACTGGTTGTGGTGTATTGCACAGACTACTACAGTATGTGACAATGGAAACCTTGACAATACAATTGACATAGGTACTACTACCTATTTTAATTACGTATCTGGAAGCATAACAGTTAGCATTGAAGGGGTGTATGATCCTGCAAGCAATGGATTTATATTTAGCCCAGACATAGAGTATACGGTAGTTGTTACAGGTCCCCAAGGATACTTACAGACTCAGACTCAATCTGACAATGTCACACCTAACATACCTCAGTTTACAAATGAGTTCTTAGGAACTATATATCCTGGGACATACACAGTAACTGTCACGTTTACAAGTCCTTACGTAAGTTACTTTAGCGGAGATGCTCCTTGCGAGTTTGTGGACACAGTATACATCCCATCTCCAGATGAGCAGGGGTGTGATACTTTGGTTGGGGGATGTACCGATCCCACTGCGGACACCTTTGATCCTAATGCTACGTTCGATGACGGAAGCTGCGAGAACACTGACCCTTGCCAAGAAACGCTTAACAATGCAGCGTTTACTACAACTATTACGTCAGTAAACTCTACGTCAAATTGTGTTACAAACACCACCGTAGTAGAAGGGGTATCCTTTGAAGGTCAAGTTATCACTCCAAATAACAATGGTCAGGTAACTGTAAATATATCGTACAATTCTGCAGGGACTGAAGGAGTTAACATAAATACGTTTGCAGTTCTACTTGTTGCTCAAAACAGCTCTGTACCAGGAGTAACCAATATACTTGATTCAATAGCTACTATGTTTACTAACCTTCCCACTAGTGAAGAGTTAGGTACATCTATAGCTGGGGTAGGATATTGGTCTCCTTTGAATAATACTGCTACAGGAAGTTCATTTACAGAAGTATTTACTGGTATTCCTCCCGGGTTCTACTACGTAATAGTGGCAGCTAACCCTACACCTGAATCTCTTACAAACTGCGGAGGATTAGCATTCTCACAGCTGTCTACATATTTGGATACTGTAACTGTAGGTTTGGATGCACCGCTGGACGAATGTCTTGAGCCGTGTGTAGGACCAAATTGTGAGGAATACACACTTGGGTGTACCGACCCGGAAGCAGATAATTACAATCCTGATGCTACCTACGATGATGGGACTTGTGAAGTAATATTGACTCATTGCGAGCAGAATCCAACTGACGAAGAGTGTTACGATTGTACAGATTTGTTGGAGGGAGCAGGGGCACGATTTGCTCTAGGAAGTCTTTCAGAACCTCCTTGTGATGATTTTGAGGGAGGTGATGGTGAGTGCACAGATCCTAATGCTTGCAACTACAACCCTGACGCACCTCTAGACGCAAGCAACAACTTGGTATGTGAATACTGTGGATGCGTTGGTTCTATTGACCCTGACTGTGATGGAAGTGATACAGAATGCGATCCAGCTACAGACCCCAATTGTCAAGAACAAGAGCCTGAATGTCCTGATCCTAGCAACCCAAACTGTGATCCGACTGTTTATGATCCTTGCCCTGTTGGTGATTGCGGACCTCCCGTTGATCCATGCATCATACTTGGTAACTGCACTGAAGATGGAGGTGGAGGAGATGATGAAGACGATCCGTTCGTGGATGTTGTCAATCCTGTGGAGATTACATGCGCAGTAGACATTGAATCCGCAGATGGAAGTCCTCTAAACTTCAGCGCTGTTCAACAGCAGGCTTTCCAATGTATGTCTGAGGAAGGTAAGAAGCTTCTGTTCAGAATGAAGTCTGGAGCTTACTACGATGATACTGACATACTGAAGCTGTCTCTAATTGCCTACCTGTTTGCAGGAGGACTTAACAACTCAGAGCTCCCATGTCTGTTTAACTGTAACTACGAATCAGCTGATAAGAGCAAGGCATTTGACTGCTCAATCCAATGGGTAGCAAGTGGAGCAAAGTACTACAACTCTACAGACACATACTCAAAAGGTGAGACTATAATGTACTTCCACCAGAAAGGAGGAAAGGTAACTAGGAGTTACTATACAGCTACTAGGGAGATGACACCTCTGGACATACACCCAAGATTCCCTAACTCAGGATGGGCTAGATGTCAAGATGTAAAACTCAGAACTGCAGACAGAAACAACATTGCCACTGGTAATGAGGAATACCTACAAGTATTCTGGGAGTTTATGACAAGATTCTGCAACGAGTGCCAGGTATCTACAATGCCTCCTAGTGCAGAAAACGTAAACAACGTGGATCCTAAAGTTCTCAAGAACTACATAGATCCTAAAACAAACAATAACACTTCCAGCGGATCCGGTATACTTGGAGAAGATGGAGAAGAACTAATATTCTAATGTCCAAGAGAATCAGCCAACTTAGAACAGCTAATAAAGCAGCTAACACAAGTCGTGAATACTTGTTGCTTAGTAATATAGATTCTAGTACCTCAAGTAAAATTGCACTTAATGACGTGCTTCCTACACTGCAAAGTGGTAAGGCAACTGGGGGTGTTACTCAAGGCACTGCAGGTACCACAATCCAAGATTTGTTTGTAGGAGGAGGTGTAGGCAGTACTGCAGGTAACACAGATAAGTCAGTCCTTATATTCAAGGGGCTTGGAGTATCTGATACTACAGGTACTCTTAAAATCAGAAATGATAAGAGTACTGCAGATTCTACAAAGCAGAACTTGATGCTTGTGTTTGATCCCTCTAACATAGATTTGAATGCAGCAAGCAATACAAACTCTAAGTTTTTGTCAGAATTTGGAGGACCTAATCAACTTGATCTTGCAGATACTACGCACTACACTAACCAACTTGCTGTTGCTGGTGGTGGTACGGGAGCTTCTACGTTTACAGATGGTGCCCTACTTGTTGGTAACGGAACTAGTGCTGTAGAAACTATAGGAACTATGGCTGCAGGTGCTCTTGTTGTTGGAACTGCAGCTGGAACAAATCCTGGAGTTCTTACGTCATCAGGCAGTAATGGGCAAGTACTGACTGTAAATACTTCTGCTAGTAACGGTTTGGAATGGGCAACTCCAGTATTCAAGTCAACATCCTTTTCTGCTACTCTTGATACTAACGGAAATGATATAAAGCTTGGAAATGGTGTGCTTAGAGGATCAACTGCAGGAGACAACGGCATCACCCTGAATACTGCTACAGACTATGTATTTATAGGAGGAGCAAGCAAATACTACGATTCTTTCCTAAATGTAGGCGGTGATATAACACTGGGCATACAAGATGGAACAGCAGCCACGAACATAACTGCTAGAGATTGTAGTTCAGGAACAAGTCCGCAGCTTACTATAAAAGCGTCTAGCAGTACAGCAGCAGCAGCTGGTGGAGCTATAAGAGTACAGGCAGGTGCTGGACATACCAATGGATCTGGGGGTAATACCACGATTGCTGGAGGCAGAAAGTCAGGATCTGGTACTGAAGGAAGTGTGTTTTTAGAAACAGCAGGTACGACTAGACTTACTATAGATGAAAGCGGGCACAGCACATTTGCTGATCAAGTAGTTCTGGAGTCTAGTAGAGGTATGCTTACTAGCGATTCAGGAGCTATAACGCAGGGTACTAGTCTTACTACAGCGGTATCAATAAACAAGTTTGCAGGGGTTATTACTTTGCACGCTACCGCAATTAGTGCAGCTGCTGAACATGAGTTTACTGTAACAAACTCCCTGGTAAGCACTACGTCTATGATTATGTTGACTGTTCAATCTGCAGCAGCATCTACAGAAAACGATGGTGCTACTCTCTGTGCTAACATATCTGATGTAGCTGCAGGGTCTTTCAAGATTAGATTAACCAACCCAGGATCACAAGCTACAAGTACTTCCAATAAAATACACTTCTTGATTATAGGAGTAAATTCGTAACTTAGCAAAAACCATCAAACCTATATACCATGGAAAAGTTTAACGCAACTAACCGAGAACTTCTGAACCTTTACAAAGGACTTGAAGCAGTAAAATCTATCAAAGGAGCACGCTTTGCTGTTCTTGTTGGGAAGAATATTAAAGAACTCCGTAACATACTGGATCCGCTTGAACAGGCTGCTGTTCCTAGCATGGAGTTTCAGGAGCTGTCGGTAGAGATGCAAAAACTTATTGAGGCTGAAAATCAAGAAGCTATAGAAAATCTGGAGAAGGAAAACACTGAACTTATTGATCAGCGTAAGAGACAGCTTGCAGATGTAGAGGAGCTTCTAGATAATAAAATTGAGGTGTTTCTGCACCCCATCAGAGAAGACCAACTCCCTGATGAAATAACAGGGGAGCAAGTAGAAAAGCTCCTACAAATAATTGCCTAATGGGTACCATCAACACAAGAATATCTATTCGCTCAAGCAATACTTTTAGAAACAGTATATCTCAACGTCACGACAGAACATTCAATGTAGAATCTCAGATTGACTCAGCCACAAGGCTGATTAAAGCTACTACATCTGGTTCTCCGTATACTCTGTTTGACGGGGCAGATTTTTATGACTCTGCTGAAACTGGGGCAGGTGCCAATCAGGTGTATGTGTTTATACGTAACACATCTACTACTGGGGGCAAGACTCTCACCATACAGTTCAACAAGAACGGTGTGAGAGATGACGCCTTGCTTTTGAATGCTGGTGAGTTTGCAATGTTTCCATGGAAATGCGACGCAGCTACTGATGACATTGAAGTATTCTCCAATGACGCCGCAGGAGTTAGAATCGAATACATTGCCTCCCCAATGCGATGAGCGACAAGAAGAAACTACGCGATACCAAGGTTGGAGAGTGGCTAAAAGAAAAGGCCCCATCTGTCCTCGAAGTGGTCGGAGATGTACTCCCGGACCGCGGCGTATTGGGCGTAGTTAAAAATCTTGTAGATAAAGACCCAACGCTCGATAGTGAAAGCTTTCAAGCAGTTATGGACGCAGAAATTAAAGCTCAAGAGAATGTCACACGACGATGGGAAGCGGACGCGAAATCAGACGTTAAGCTTGCTAAGCTTATACGCCCTATTATGCTTGTTCTGCTATGTGTTTTCTTTATGGTGATGATGATTTGGGAAGGTATTGATCCCAACTTCAAACCACCTAGCAGCTATATCAGCTTACTAGAGATACTAATGCTCACTGTATTCGGAGCATACTTTGCAGGCCGCACCGTAGAAAAAGTAAAGAAATGAAAGATCCAAAGACACTTATCACTTCAGCTGCAGGACTTCTCGTTGTAGGTATAGGCACTTGGCTTATAGCTACTACTGCTGACAGCACCGTAGAAATGGCTACGGCAGAGAAAGACATTGAATCCATAATCATCAAGCTTGACGAAATTGAGGAAGATGTAGAAAAGCTGCAGTCACAGGTCAGAGAGCTCAAAGCTAGTGCACATACGCACGATAAACGGGGAAATGTAGTAGAATGACAATTGAAGATATAAAGGACTTCATCGGGGAGAGGCCTGGTTATCTGAAGAAGAGTGCGCAAGTACTTGCAGAAAGACTTGACGCACCGATAGAAGACTGTGAAACAGCACTATACGAAGCTAGAACGCTAGCTCGTGGGAACTCAAATGAGAGCGATAACGTTATCACTGAGTTCCAAGAGTACCTTGACAAGAATGGAATCAAAACTTCAGACGTAGCTAGCGTAAAGTTTTGGCAGACAGTATCAGGTAAGCAGAGGTTCTCTGTAGTTACAAAGAGCGAATCTGTTAGTGTGCAAGATGTAAAGCAAGAGATAGAACGCTTTGCATCTAAGTATAGCCCTGAGGTACCACTCATAGAGCGTGAGCCTAAGCTCAAGCCTATTGCATATGAGATATCTCTACCTGATTTGCACTATGGTAAAGAGCATAGTCAATCTATAGATGAGGTTGAGGCTCAGTATATAGGTGTAGTGCATGAGCTGGTACGCAAAGCTGATGGTCTAGAGATAGACAAGTTCATACTCCCTATCGGGAATGACGGTATGAACTCTGAAGGGATGAGGAGAACTACCACAAAAGGAACACCTGTTGAGGAATCAGCAAGTTGGAAAGATACATTCCGTGGTTACTGGCTGCTTATGGTCAAAGCGATTGACTACTTGAAGCAGATAGCACCTGTGGATGTAATTGTGGTTTCTGGGAATCATGACTTCGAGCGTATGTTCTACGCAGGAGATGTGCTCTCAGGGTGGTATAGGTATGACCAAAATGTTCAAGTAGACAATAGCTATGAGAGCCGTAAGTACTACCAGTACGGAAAGAATATGCTGATGTTTACGCATGGAGATAAAGAAAAAGCTGCTGACATGCCACTGATCATGGCGACGGAACAACCGGAGATGTTTGCACGTACTACTCACAGAGAGGTACACTGCGGCCATCTTCATAAAGAGATGGTAAATGAGTACAGAGGTATTAAGGTCAGGTTCATACCATCTATTTGTCCTAACGATGACTGGCACAAGCAGATGGGGTACGAAGCTAAACGAGCAGGACAAGCATATATATGGAATAAGCAAACTGGACTTGAAGGATATCTACAGGCAAATGTTAGACTTTGACGACACAGAAGACGAAGATCTCGTAACCTCTCTAGAAGAGGAAATAGAGATATTGGATGAAGCATATCGAAATGCTTACAAGGTGATTACTGGGGCTATGTCCATCCAGCAACTCCTTGATGATGCAGATGATATGATATTTCTTCCATTCGATCCCGGTGTGCCTGAGACTTTCATGTTGATTGCAGATGATATGATACAATACTTCGAAGATGCAGAAGAGTACGAGAAGTGCTCTGAGATCATGAAGATCAAAGATAAGTTAGATGACGCTTGATGAAATAGCATACAATCTACTCAACCTGGTACGTGGAGGACGTTCCAGCAATGATGAACATATATCTCTAGATCAGATAAAGTTCAACATCAAGCATTACCGTGCGATGTTTATTCGCAGGGACTATGCTCGTAATGGGTATGTATCTAAAACTCTAGAACAAGACCTTGGATGTCTAAAGCTTAAGCAAATAGATGCATCCAAGTGCTGCGACCTCCCTCCCACCTGTGTAGTATACAGGACAGTAGATAAGCTTCCCAAGACTATTAGATTTAATTTTAGGGATGCACTTACTTTTATAGGTAAACCTGATGGAACAGGTAGTATCCCAAGAGTAGAGCCTTATGAGGTAGAGTACTTGGAGTTCGAAAAATACACAAAAGGTCAGACTAGATATTACGTTATTGATGAGTATATTTACGTCTATAGACCGAAGGGTTTAGAAGCTATAAATGTTAGGGGAGTATTCGAGGACCCTGAAGAGGTATATAACTTTAATACCTGTAATGATGGTCCTTGTTATGATCCCCAATCTCCGTACCCGTTACCAGCGGATATGGTAGCTCAAATTAACCAAGGTATCATGGCTGGAGAACTTAGAATGTTGGCAGGCTCTTTCCCTGATACTGAGAATGATAAACAGCAGGATAAGATTCCGCTTCAACAAGGACAATAATGGCAAGTAAAAGATTCAATACACCCCAAGATCAAACAGCTGCTGTAATGAGAGAGCAGGTTGGGGGATGCGGCGCTCAGGTAATAGGAGCAAGTTCAAATATAAACGGTGACTTTGTAGCATTTACTCTTATAGCAGGAGATGATGTTAGTACGACTGGTAGTCCAGCTATGACAAGTTTGGATATACCTCCGGGAGTTACTGTGTTTGGGGCTATGACCAACATAACCACAGGAGCTGGAACAACTGTTATTGCATATTCTTCCTGTAAGTAATGTCTTCAAAGTATCACATCCGAAAAGATGGTAAGAAGGTGCGTAAAGGCCTTTGGTACAACATCAATAAGAAGAAAAAAGCTGGTACATCTAGACCTGGAAAAGGAACTGTGTCTGATGAAGCTATAAAAAGATCACAAGCCAAGTCAGGAGCTTGGACTCGTAAAGAAGGAAAGAATCCTAGCGGAGGTCTAAATGAGAAAGGTCGTAAGTCTTATGAGCGTGAGAATCCTGGATCAGACCTTAAAGCACCACAACCTCAAGGAGGAAAGCGAAGAGATTCCTTCTGTGCACGCATGTGCGGAATGAAAAGAAGCCGAACCGGAGCTGAAGGAAAAAGAGACCCTAATTCAAGAATTAACAAAGCTCTTAGAGCCTGGAAATGTAATTGCTAATGCCTGACTATTTATCTCACTTTGAGTTTTTGATGATTGCTGGAGCACTTGTAGGAGTTTGGATCAAGCATCAAAATGATTACGCATCCCTTAAGAGTCGTGTTAAAACTCTTGAGTTGCGTAACGATAAAATAGATACTGTTCTTAATCAGCTTGCTGAAGATATGGCTGAAATAAAATTATTGCTTGCTCGCAATCAAATGGATAGATGAATTCGTTTGTATTTACAAATAGCGATACCAATTCTTTTAATGTGGGGGTAGAGTCTTTCTCCCACTCAAATTACTATGCCCCAGGAGTTATAAGCCTATTCTTTAAGATAGAGAAGAAAGGTGGGGGAGGTACTACAGAAGTACGACTAAATACTGCAGTAGGAGACGAAGTTGCTGCAATGAATGATATCAGTAGAAGAATGTTTTCTCGCGACAAAGGCAGGGAAATGGTCTACAGAGATACAGGAATAATAAGAGAAGTAAGAAATTATAGAGGTCTAAGACTCGTCAGTGTAGGATCTGAGTATGACTCCCCATTCGTGACAGGCGTAGATTCTATAACTGATACTGATCCTACACCAGCAACTGTTGCTGCGGGCGTACCATTAGAAGGTAAACCTGGGCAAATAATAGTAAAGTCGTCAAACACTGACTACGACACTACTTGGAGATTCCTAAGTTCTACAGTAACAGGAGATCAACTTGTTGCAGCACTAGAAGCAATAACAGCAGGAGATCCTGTATATATACATAGTGCAGATGCAGACTACATATATGTAAAGATTGCAGATGCAGATGATGCTACAGCAATGCCTTGTGTGGGAGTAGCTAACTCAACTGTTTCTTACGGAGACAGTGTAGATATTACTACTCACGGACTTCTAGACGTAGAGATATTTGGGTATACCAGTGTAAGCGTTGGGGACATCCTGTATGTAAGTGATGCAGGTGATCTTACAACAACAAGACCTACATCTAGCACAGCTAAAGTGCAAAATGTAGGTGTTGTAACTCAGGTAAACTCAGCTGGAACTACCATAGAACAGATAATGGTTCATCTGCAAGGGCATGAAGAAATGGTCCCGAATCTTGCAGATGGAGCTATATTCCTTGGAGGAGTGGCAAATCAGATATCCCCATACACATTCCCCCTGTCAGACGGTACTGCTAACCAAGTACTTACCACAGATGGATCAGGAAGTCTAAGTTTTACAAATGTCAGCGGTGGCGGTGGCGGTGGGGGAGGAACTATAGACTCTAATCTGTCAGTTACTAATAGTATAGGAGATGCTGTAGTAGGAACTACTTATAGTTCAGGTACAGACCTTGAAGATATAATTAGAGATATACTTGCTCCGTTCACTGAACCTACAATAGTATCTACAGTACCATCTAGCAGCAATACAAACCTTATAGAGGGTAACAACATTATATTCCCAACGGGGCAAACAAGTACGATAGACAGTTACACTGTAACTGTGACAGACTTTGGAAACCTTGAAGACGGAGTATCAATTGTAAATACCAGTGTTCAACCAAGCGGAGAAGACATAGAAGTTAATGCTTCCTATGTCTGGACTGGAAATTCAGCTACATTCTCTAGTCTTAGTTATAGTCCTACTGTACAAACTTCCCATGGAGCAGCTGCGACTGTAACATTTACTTTGTCTTACTTAAGTAACAATGGTGCGGGAAGTGCAGTTAATTTGACAAGCACAGCATCAATAATATTTAGAGACGAGTTCTATGTTGTAGCAAGCTCAACAGGGAACACAGTAACTGTTAGTGGTTTGCTAGGGGATTCAGTTGTGCATAACAGTTTAGGATTAGCTAACGTAGCATCTCAGACACACGACTTCGATTGCAGTTCAGACACTGTTAATAATTCTAACTTCACATATTTGATTATTCCTGCTATCTTTACTATACAAGAAATAGCAGCAAGTGTATCAGGAAGAGGAGTAGCAGACTATACTGACAGTTTTGAACTACTTGGTAGTAGTTACAGCTATACTGCAGGAAGTGCTTCTAGGACATATAAAATATACAAAAGCAGGCAAACAGGTGCATTTGACAGCGACGTAAGCCTACATCTAACAATCTCAAAACCATAAGACATGGCAATTAAATTCGGAGATACTCTAGAGAATCAAAACTCAGCGTATCCTATTGTTGATGCCTCAGGCAACAACCTAAAAGGTGTTATTTTTAGTACAGGCCTACCGGCAGCTGGCGACTTCCCTAACAAACGAGCTAATGGTGCTATTCTGATTGATACTACTAATGACAAAGTCTATGTGTATCAAAACTCTGATTTAGAAAATTTGGCATGGTCAACAGCTTCAAACTGGGAGCAGATCGGAAAAGCAAGTGATGTATTTCAAACAAGTGATATTAATTACTCTATCGGCAGCAACACCTTCGGCACGCTGACTGGTAGTGGTACCATTACCGCATCTTCTGCAACACCCAAGACTGCTTTGCAAATTATAAATGAAGTGCTGGTTTCTTACCAGGAACCCACCGGAGGCTTTGCAGGCACTGAGGGCAGCGTTGCTTATGATACTACCACTCAAACTAAAAATCATACTGTAACATTCAATGTGACAAACTTGAATCAATCAGTTGTAGACGGCAATAACTACGCTATTAGTGAAATTAAGCTATGGAGACGCCTAGGTTCTAACGCTTACTCAGAAGTAGCTAATGCTACATCTTCAGTAAATGATTTTAATACTGGAACATTTAGTGATTTAAATACAGCTGGAACTCCGACAGCAGAGACTTTCACATTTAATGACTCTTTTTCAGTACTATCTGGTAGTGCTGATTTCAACTACAAAGTTGAAATATACCCGTTAGACGGAAATGGGTCTGCAGCAACTACTGTCACAATAACTGGTACAGATGCTCAAAACGCTAGTGGTTATGTCAACTGCGCTGCTTATAATGCTCCACAACTTACTTCAGACTCGTTTACTCGAGAAGATACCTCGTCTCACTTTGTAGCAGGATCATCTGGTAACCAAGGAACGGAAACAGCCGTTCGCAGGGAAAAGGGAAATGTAGCTACAAAGCTGAACTTTAAGGTCCAGAACGATAGCTCCTTAGTGCCTATTACAAGCTTTGTTGTTAAGCGCAGCATTGATGGGGCAGCTGGGGTTGCTATTTATAGTGAAACTGGTTTATCAATTACAGGGACCTCATCTGAATATAAAATCTTTGACTCTATCTCAACTACTACAGGAAACATTACTGGGTTGAACGATGTTCCAACAGGCTATACTGTAGTGACTTCAGCATTTCCAAGTGCAGATACAGATTGTGATACAGTTACGTACACAGTAGAGATTACAGATGATGAGACAACCACTACTGATTCGCTTGCTACTGGTGAGATTAACTTTGAGTTCCCCGGTTTGATTGGGTATGGAACTACAGACTGCGACGGATTTGATTCAACCGATAACTCTACTATGACCACCTTGCTGCATGCTATTAGAGACAATTCAGGGAATCGAGCGCAGTACGAAATCATCAGCACTGCTGATAACCTTTCCGGAGTAGACGCAGATTTTGGAGTTGTGGCATTGTCTACAACCGCCAGTCAATTTGTATACATCGGCCACCCTGCCGCTTTAGATACAATTGATACAATTAATGACCCTGGAGGTACACCATCTTATGGCGCTTTTGGAAGTGCCCCAAGATCTACCACGGTACCATTTACAACTCATTACGGAGTAGCAGGAACTTATGAGTTTTATGCTTCTAACTCAGCTGGATCGTTTAGTGGTAATTATACTATTAACTAATAATACCTAGAAACTATGCCAATTGGATTTGCAGATCTACTACAAACAAACTCTCAGTATGTTAACGGCCTGAACAAAGGCATCGTCAGTACAGATGATAGCTTTGGAGGTATTCGTAGTAAAATTGATGACTGGACAGATCTTCATCTGTCTACTAAAACTAACGACAACAACGTTACCTATTACACGTTCCAAGACGATGGAACGAATGCTGCCCCCGGCCAGTTCAAAGAGTACTCTACCATGTTCTATGTCGCTGATGGACGAGCTTTGGTGGAAGATTCAAGTGCAGGTGCTAATTTTATTAGGCTTGATGGTAGTGGTAACTTTGTTTCATCTGGTGGTACAAAGTATGTAGTACCTTCAAGCGGTAGCGCAGAACCTGAGTTTTGGGTTTTAGATGATGCCACACAAACTGGAGGTTCCGGCATTGGAACAGATAAGCTTCCTAAGTTTACTATTACTGGTACACAAGGTAGTGATAGTTCTACAGCTATTCCAGCCGGTTACCAAAAACTGCGAGTACTAGCAAATGCAGCATCATCTGATGGAGCTGTTTCTCTTAGTGCTACTCTCGACTCTAACTTGCTGTCAAACACAGCAGGCGAGTTGGGTCTGGACACCCAGAACGCTAATATCGTTTTTGCTGGTCCTAGTAGTGGTGGTGCTGCGGCCCCATCTTTCCGTTCTTTAGTTTCAGCTGATATTCCTAACAACGCAGCGAATACTACTGGTACTGCTGCTGGGCTGACAAACGCGGGTACCATTACGTTTACAGGAGATGTAATCGGAGGCACTACTCCAACATATACGAGCGGTGGTAACCTAAGTATTGCGATGACTATCCAGCCCAGTTCTGTGGGTCTGGGAGATTTGGTAGACATTGCAGATGAGCGCTTGCTTGGTAGAGTTGATAACGCGACTAGCTCAGTTGCTGAGTTGACTGCGACGCAAGTGCGGACGATGCTTAACGTAGCAGACGGAGCAAACAATTATGCTCACCCAACATTTGACGGTGACGATATTGATGTAGATACAGGAGCATTAACTGGTGCTGAAGTAGTATCGGATATTGATATTAACATTACAACAGATACTAATGGTCACGTAACTGACGCAAATGGTACTATTGCTACTAGAACCCTCACCCTTAGTGACTTAGGGTATACAGGTGCTAGTGACGCTAATAATTATGTACACCCTGACCACACTGGTGATGTAACGTCTAGTGCAGATGGTGCTACTACAATTGCGGATGAAGCAGTCACTTTGGCTAAAATGGCTCATATAGCTACTGCTAGCTTTTTGGGTAGAAATTCAGCTGGCACTAATGATGTAGAGGTTCTAAACATGACCACCGCTAAATCCATGTTGTCTGTAGACGACTTGGTTACTTTGAGCGGTGTCAGTGACGGAGCTATAAATCTAGGGGCATTTACTGCTAGCACTGTGCTTAGCAGTAGTACACTTACAATAAAAGGTGCACTGCAAGCTCTTGCTGATCAAGTAGACAGCAACTCAAGTAACAGTGGTACTACTAACCTTAGTGTTGGTACTAGCAATGCTACTTCGCTTATACTGAGCTCTAGCACCCAAGATAACAGTGGTGTAACTATCCCTGTGCACGCTGAGAACATAGCAGGTATCATAACTGATGCTTCTCAGACTATTTATGGTGATAAGACGTTTAACGACAACGTAACGATCACTGGAAGTCTTACAGTTACAGATAGCACCAGCTACGTAAATATACAGGAAGAGAATGTCTATATCAAAGACGCTCTCATTACTCTTGGTATTACTGATGCAGATGGGGATGGTACTGGTACAGTTGCAACTAGTGACGTAGGTATTGAGGCTTACGGTCAAGGTGTTTCTTCTACTTCTCCTACTCTTGTCTATGATATCTCTGCAGATTACTGGGCTATTGACAATAAGGATCATGCTAGTAGTGCTCTTACTAGAATTGCTAGAACATACAAGGAGCAGTACACTATCGCAGCAGGTGACGTAACTGCTGGTTATTTTGAGATAACACATAACTTAAACCACGAGGACATCATAGTTCAGGTCAGAGACAACGCTACAGATCAAGGACTTGTGATATTCAAGTATCAGACAATGAATGCTCAAACAGTTCGCATTGCAATCGGGAACGGAGTTACAGCAACCACCGTATTCAATGTAGTTATTGTAGGTTAATGTATCTTGCAAACCAAACCCAAACATCATGTTACTCAAAGAATGTATCAACGTGTACAAAGCATTTCAACAGATCAGTCAGAACACACTGCCTCTGAAGACGAGTTGGAATATTGCTCAAAATCTTTCTAAGCTGCAGCCTCTTGTAGAGTCATTCGAAGAACATCGGAAGTCCTATATAGACCAGCTAAGAGAAAAAGCTACACTTGACAGCAAAGGAGAACCTGAAGTAAGTGACGAAGCTGCTGCTTTGTTCGAGTCACAGGTTAAAGAACTTCTTGAAGAAGACCAGAAGGTTAGACTCAAGAAAGTTGAGCTCATCGACGACGGACAGTTGTCCATTGCACCGAACATTCTGATGGCAGCTATGGACTATCTAACCCTAAAGAGCGATGGCAATCAAACTAGCTGATGTAATAGAGAATCAAAATACCGACTATCCTGTCCTGGATAGCTCTATTGACGCTACGTCTGGAGGCGGTATTAGAGGTTTTGGAATATTTAGAAATATTACAGGGCGCAACGGAGTACCAGAAAATAAAAGGTGCTATGGTTATGTTGCTGTAGTTTTATATGCAACTAGCAACGGAGAGGTTTCGCCAACGCATTCTAACATCGACCTTAATAATAGCCCGACCAGTTCTCAATTAGAGTACGATGTAAATAATGATGGGACGTATTCTCCAGCAGACACGACGATAATTGCTGGTAGAGAAAACCAAATCATAACCCCCTTATCATGGTTTGGGTTTAATACTTCCACTAGAGTATACGTATACAAGACCTATCCCCATGGATTAGATGTGAATAGTGACGGCGCGGGTGCGGTACTCACTTCCTCAGGTGGAAATACTGTCAATGTGAGCGTTACAGATGAGGATCCTACGGCTGCAATTTCAAACATAGATTGGACAAATGCTGCTAATTGGACAGAGATTGGATTGGCAGGCAATTCATACACAAGAGTAGATATCGACGATCTCATCAGCGACGCAAATAACTATCGGCTAACAGTAAATAATATATCGAGCAATAACCTTACTGCATTAAGCGTCAATGACCTAATGGGCTGGATACTTCAGTCAATGATTGAGGCAGTAACAGCAGCAGGTTTAGGAACAGTGACTACGTATACAAATCCAGATACTGGACTTGTAGGCGATTTTAATGGTGATGGACTGGTAGGATCGGCAGATTTGATAATCTTCCTCCAGAATTTTGGTAGTACTATTCAAAGCGATGCTGCGCAGTTTGACGATTCTTCATATGTAATAAGTGGGTCAAGTCTAATGGATGCTAATGCCGTGAGCTATTTGATTCAGCAGGCATTGGGTGGAGATGCTTGGTCAGGCGCTCCTAATGCTTCTGAGCTGCAAAATGGGGGTACTGATTACCAATCAGGCTTTTTCTTCTCAGCAGCTCAAGGCTCTCCATTAGTGGGTGCCTGGGATGTTTTTGAGAGTATTGGTAGTACGCCTTCTAACAGAAGTTTTTTTGGTTTTGAACAATCCACAGATGCAAACGCCCCGTCTTTTCAAGATGCCGCCGCAAAAATCCGACTTACTGAATGTGCTGTTGTAGGATGGGGCAGATTTATAGCCGATTCACATAACATAGGCATAGTATTTAGAATTCGCTTGAAGAATTCATCAGGTACAGTATTGCAAACCAAGTATCATCACTGGTCACATCAGTTTTTAAATACTACATCTGTAGCTGGATCTACAGCAGACGCATTTTCTGTCATGCCGGGCAATGGACCATTAATGTTAGTAGATTTTAGTGACCAATCTAGTTTTGGGGCTACAGATCCCGGAGTAGCTCCCAACCAAGTTCCGGATGTTACTAGGATAGAGATAGAGTTCGACTACTATGTCCCAGATCCTTTTGGTGGGGTCTTTTATAGTCTTAGCCTTGCGCCAACAGTTACTTGTTCTAATCTGTGATGGATAGTATTAAAGTATATATTAAGAATGGTCTTGTGCTAATTAAGCCAAGCGCTGGGAATCCATTCGTCTATGAAGCGGGGGATATCCTGACTGCGTCAAATAATAGCACTCTGGCTGCCGGAGTAGATATTACGGACGACACAACGTCAAAAGTATTCCTTTCAGGAATAGACTATCGCCGAATATTCGATGAGTCAGGGACTGTATTAGCTGCAAGTCGAAGTGCAACAGTAACTGCACTAAATACTATTTTTCAGCAAAGGGTATTAGATGACTTTATAGTAAAAGATGAAACTTCTGAGCTTACCGGTACTACAAAAATCCGACACAAAGAGGGCACAGGAGGAGCAGACCGAGATGAAGGTGGTACACTAGAGCTAGATTTACACAGTGCATCTATTGGACTGTACGGCAGCTACCTAAAGATTACTGAAGACGATCTGAATAATACATCCGGTAAGAACTCTGCATATGGTAGGTTGCAGGTGTATCTTGAAAATACAGGTACACCAATTGAGGTGCTGGACATGCAGATGACAAATCTGGTATCTGCCCCAATAGTAGACTTAAACACCAGCTCCTTAGATGTGTCTGGAGATGTTACATTCTCTACTGTATCAGGTACTGTAACCTTTAGTGGTGATACTAGCGGTATAGCTTATGGGGATATTACAGGTACACCTACTATACCTACTAATGTATCAGACCTGACCAATGACTCTGGGTTTATTACGTCAGCCAATGAGCTAGATGGAATTTATTTGGAGGTGTTTACTCGCTCCTCTTCGTACGGAAGTGGCTCATACGAAGGACAAATAGTGAAGTATGGAAATAACACGAACCTGAGTGCAGGCAAGGCGTATGTACTTTCAAATGACGGTGGAAGCCCAATAGCAAACGCTACGTGGATTGAAGCAGATGCTGATTTGGAAGCGTCAACGAAGGGTTTGTTTGGAATAGCTCTTGGATCTAGCGCGACTAGTGATGGCCTTTTGGTCAGGGGTATACGTGGTCAAAACACAAGTGCAAACCCTGGAGACTTAATGTATATAAGTACAAGCTCTGGCCTTATAACTAGTGCAATACCACAAACACAAGGAGATTTCGTAAGGGTTATCGGTTACGCTTTGTCTTCTACCCTGTTGTACGTAGATCCTTCACCAGACTATATCGAGCTTGCGTAATGTCATTCATTCGAGCAACATACAATTCTGGTACAGTTCAATCTCAAGATACCTCTACTGAACTAGCTACAAATCAAGATAAATATTGGGCAACTGAAGAAGGAGTTTCAGATACCATAGGAGTATGGGATGATGTAAATAGAAGATTTATACCGGACGGCTGGTATGATGAAACTACAGGGTGGTTATGGCCCGTAGATTTGCAATGGGATTATGATAAAACTCAATAATACCTACCTATGGCTGACACAGGAATAATAGGACCTTTAGCAAACGCCGCAGTAGGCACAGGACTTGGCGATGGAATCAATTATGGAGCTTGGTCGTTCCCTCTAAGATTACATAGAACTGCGACAAATGCTAATGCTGCGGTTGTAACAACAGCTAATAAAGGCACTCGTTGGTACAATTGCTTTGATAACAACCAAATTCCTGCAGGCGCAACTATTACTGGAGTAGAGATTGTAGCAACAACAGATTTTGATGGGTCAGGTAATTCAAACATAGGTACCTTCGGTTCAACAGGAGCAACAGAAAGCATCACATTAAGAGCTTATCTTTATAACGGATCTAGCTATTCATCAGCACTAACATATGATGGATCTACCCGCGCAGGTATTACATATTCTGACAGTAATACGACAGCTACATTTTTAGGAGCTAATAGACGATACTTGGGTCTATCCACTTTAGGAACCCTGTTTGGGGGATCAAGTGATTTATCAGGTTTAACCTGGGATCCTGCAAACCAAGCTAGTTTTGGGTTTGCTTTTACTAGCACAGCAATAGTAAACACCCCAGTAGCTGGAGCTATTAGAGGTATTGGACTAAGAATAACTTACACTGAAGGTAGCTCAGGCCCAGCAGATGTAGCCGAAATTAATGGGGTTGCTGCAGCAGACATAGATAAGTTTAGCGGGGTAACCTTTAGTGACATAAGTAAAATCAATTCTATATCTTAATGTTTATTATATTTGCAATAGCAAAGCCTCTCCATAAATCCTAACAATAATGAAAAATAAATATCAAAAAGGAGGAATGCCTTCTAAAAGTAAACCCGCTGCTCTTAGATCAGGGTTTAAAACTCGTCCGAAAGGACTGAAACCTAGTACTGGTAAAACTAAGCCTGCAGTAAAACCTTCAGATATGAAAAAGAGAAAGAAAGATCTTTCTTCTATCGGCATTGAAGAGTCCAAAGAATTGAAGTTTGGGGGGCCTATTGGTGTAAAAGCAAAGAAAGGAAGAGTTAAACGTGGTAACGGCGGCGAGGACGAGCTGAGACCTGGAGATCCTGGGTATATGGTTGAGGCTTCTAAAAGAGCAGCACAATCTGAGGGACCAATAGGAGAAGCTATTAGAAGCGCCGAAGCTGCTAAAAGAGGAGCACAAAACGCTGAGAAGAAAAGGATAGCTGATGAAGCTGCTGCAAGAAGAGGTCCTAGCAGAGAAGAAAAGCAGAACACTCGTCAAGGCGCAGGTGATGGGAAAGCTACAGGTTCTACTATGGATAGAATAGGAGCAATGGGCCGAGGAGAAACTTCACCCAAACCTGAAGATGTTGGAGCTACTAGAGCGGGATCAAGCAAGGCTACTCAAGACGCTAGAGCAAAGGGAGTTGCAGGACAGGCAGCTGATGATGCTAAGAGAAAAGCTGCTGCTGAACCTAAGAAGGGAACGTATGAGTACGCTAAGAAGCAAAATTCTAACATTGATGCTTTGATCAAGCGTAGAAAAGGTTTGACTAAGGGCACTCCTGAGTATAACAAGATTCAAAACCAAATTAATACAGCATATGGTAAAGGATCTACTACTAGGAATACCACTCCTACTGCATCACTTGCAAGAAGAGATGTAAAATCTGTAGATAGTAAGCAGCCAGAACAGAAACTGCAAATTTCTAAGCCTTCGACTTCGACTTCATCGACGTCGAAAACTCCTAGCGGTTCTGTATCTGAAAAAGCAGCTGCTAAAGTTTCTAAGATTAAGGATCGTAGAGCTAAAGCAGCAGCTAGGCAGGAGAACAGAGCGGATAACAAGAATGACAGATCTGCTAATAGATCTTTCAGGAAAAACGAAAGGCAAGGTTCTCGTGACGACAATAAGCAGAGGAGAATGGATAACCGTGAGGATCGTCAGGACAGAAGAGATAGTAGGAAAGATCAACGGAAAATTGATAGGTCGGCTATAAAGCAAGCTCGCAAAGCTCAAATGGGAGGACCTCGTAAAAAAGCTATAGCTGGTGCAATGGTTGCTGGAGGTGGTCAAGCTCTTAAAGGAGTTGGTAGCTTGGTTAATGCTATTGCAGGTAAAGAAACTAAGTTCGGAAACATAGCTAATTCTGTTGGAGAAGTTGCTGGTGGTATTGGTTCTATGATGGGACCTGGTGGTGCTGCAGTGAACAAAGTAGGCGGAGCATTGAACAACGCAGTCGCACCCGGTGCTCCTGAGGTTCAGGTTGGTGCAAATGCAGGTGCTAATGCAGGTGCTAATCCACAGAATCCTGACATGCCTACTCAGCGCTATGGTGGCATAAAGAAGAAGAAGGGTAAGAAGGGTATGATGAAGTACAAAACAGGAGGTGCTAAGCCTGACTATCTTGATATGGACAAGGACGGTAATAAGACTGAGTCTATGAGGTCTGCTCTTAAAGACCGTCGTAGACGTGGTGGTCGCAGATAATGCTAACCATTAAGGATATACACAAAGACTATGTGAAGCATGTTGAAGACCCCATAGAGACTCGCTTGTTTAAGCAGATCTGTGAGGAATTCAACATGCTAATAGTCGATAGTATTCTTGATGGTGCAGAATTCAGTATGGGTAGTAACTTGTCTACCTTATCTATACGTAGGATAGAACGCAATCCCAGCAAGCCTACAATAGACTGGTGGGAGAGTAACAAGTACAAGCAAGAGCTTCTAGCTGAAGGCAAGGAGCTCTTTGATGTATCTACAGGTCAAGGTGAAAAGTGGTTCATATACTACACTGATCCTTGGTATTGTAAGTACCATTGGCAGAAATCTAGATGTAAGATTTCTAACAAGAGTGCATATCGGTTTACCCCAACCAGAGGAATAAAGGGGAACAAAGAGAAGCTAACCAAACTACTCAGAGACGATGACCTGGCATATCTAAGATTCAGAAAGCATGGCAGTATATAAGACCATATCAAGCAAAATGATAGTGCGCAAAGTAATGCGCGATTTGAATCCTCATAGTCAAAATGGGGATTGGTTACATGATGCCATAGAATGGATCGGAGAAGCTCTAGAACATATAGGGAGTAGTACTCAGCTTATTACAAAAGTATGTACGGTTCAGATCAAAAATCATAAGGCCGCACTACCTGCTGACTTGTATTACCCGCAGCAGGTGTCAACAAGCGGTCATCCTGATGCTGAAACTATATATGAAGAGCTAGAAGGTCTCTCCGAAAAGATAGCTGATCTAAAAAGAACCTATGTGGATGCCAAAGAAGATATGGCTAGCCACTTAATAAAGACACGAAGTGGTGCTGTCATATCTAATCTTGATGAGAAACTGCTAGATAAGTACAACTCAATATCTAAAAGCAGTGATTATGCTCTTAGAGATTTGTCATCAAGAGTTGTGGTGCTTGAAAACACTTTGATGGGTGGAGATCATGGTGAACACCTTATTCCTCTGAAGTATTGTACTACTACTTTCCCTGAGTCAGAACCTTGTCCGGATTGTCATCATGATAGTCACGTAGAGTGTTACTTTATTGAAAGTGACTACATTAAAACGTCATTTGCATCAGGCACTGTATGCATAAGTTACAAAGCATTTCCTACAGACCCTGATTGCTACCCCTTGGTGCCAGACGATATCAGCTTCAAAGAAGCTATGTTTTGGTACATATACAAGAAGATGCTACTTGGGGGTACGGTTGATGTAAATAAGAACGGGATACAGTATGATTTTGCTGATCAGAAGTGGAAGTACTACTGCACACAAGCACGCAATGCTGCAGTGTTCCCAGACATCGACAGAATGGAAAGCTTTATGAATCAGTGGGTTAGACTTATCCCCAACATCAACAGACACGACCATGTGTTTGATGAGCTTGGGGACAGGGAAGACATATATAGAGGACGTTACAATACCTATGGTAGATGAAGAAGCTAGGGAAAGGTATGTTCAAGGATACCGCTCGGGTAGATCAGCCCGAGGGTACAATGCGTGATGCACTAAACGCTAACCTGAACATAAAGAAAGGAAGTATCAGCAATGAGTGGGGTACTTATGAATACCCTAATAATGCTGGGTTTAGAGTACTAGGTAGAACTGTACTTGACGATGATGTCATTGTCATGTTTGGGCAGGCAGTAAATGTCGTAGATAATGAGACAGTATACACTGATCAAATACGTACTCTGAATACTAGAAATCAAGAGGTACTAGTTCTGTACGAGAACGATCTGTTGAACTTTCAGCAAACTCATCCTATAGTAGCTACTAATAGAAAGAACCAAGCAGGAGATTATATAGTATACTTCACCGACGGATATAAGGAAGAGGCAGAGCTTTACACGGCTTTTGAATATGTTAACACATATAATCCTCCTAGAGTAATAAATGTAACTAGACAGAGGGCATTTAGACTGCGCGGTGGACTTGTTGATCAGCTGTACAACAACACTAACTCTTTCTACAAATTAAACCTAATACCTAGGATAGGTACTCACTCTTCGTTTGATTCAGCAAGAGTTCTGAGCGGAGGTAACTTGTACGCAGCTGCATATTATTTAGCTCTTGCGTATACAGATAGAGACGGGGTAGAAACTAATTACTTCGTACTTTCCAATCCAGTATATATAGTCCCAAACTCTGAGAATATTACTCCGACTAATAGTTTTATTGGGGCAGAGGGTGGTACTAAATGTAACAAGACTATTCAGTGGGTAGTAGATACACCTATTGATATAGACTACGAGCTGCTTCAGCCTGCAGTTATAAAGTTGCAGAAGACTGCAATGACAGCTGAAAAGCTTAAGCCTGTTGCAATGAACAAAGGATACGAAACAATAGTGACGTATTCAGGAAACGAAGACTCTCAATCAATTGCTGTTGAAGACATCATAGTAGATGATGTAAACTACATTACTGCGGACACTATAAGTCAACTGGACAATAGGTTGTATTTAGGTAATGTCTCAAGTAACAAAGACATTGGTTTTCAGCCTTTTGCACAAAACATACAGCTTGAAGCTGTAGTAGAAGAAGCAGAAGCATTCAGCCCTAGGCTTTACGACACGTTTGCTTTGAACCAAGGTTATGCTGCACTTATACAAGAGTGGCATGCTGATGTGCCACAGCAATTCAAAAATGAGTACCAAGATCTGCAGACAGGCAATATTTCATATGCTCCTACAGGAAACATAAACTATCAATACCAAGAGCTCCTAAACAATCTTCTGTTAGATCCTCTTGGTAATACTCGGAAAGGGTATAGAGATCCTAATTTCTACTTCCAAAGAAAATCTTTTAGAAGAGGTGAGGTATATGCTTTCTACATATCATTCATACTAAATGATGGTACTGAAACATATGCTTACCACATTCCCGGGAGAGAGCCTAGATGCATTCCTGTACCAGCGACACAGCAGACTACTTATGAGTATGCTCAGTATAGGAAGGTAACATTCTCTTTTGATGACTACGATTTTAGTTTTGGGGGAAGTGGAGTAGCAAGTCAGCATGAACTTGTGTTTTTGTATGTACCACCACTTGGTCAAGGAAATTCGCCTGTAGGATACCCAAACGCAGGATACTACAGACCCGCTGGCTGGACTAATGATGCAACACTGGTAAATCAGTTTAATGCTAACTCACTACCTGAAACTATATCTGTAACTGGAGCTACGTACATATCTCTAACTCTGAATTCTGCAGATGACTTCGGTGCTTCGTATAATCAAACTACCGTCTTCAATGCAATGGAAGCATGGTTGTTATCAAACGGACCTACCCTTGGAGCTACAGAAGGATGGGACGAAATAGTTGGGGAAGAAATAAGTTCACAAACTCCTGCAATACTGGAGACAGAGGTTAGTATCAGTATTCTTTCAGATGATGATGTATGTGAAAACGATGCTCTTTCAAAGAACCCAGCTGCTACTAAACTAGCATTTGGATTTCTCCCAACTGAAGCACTAGAACAATATGATGATATAAGATTGTTCAATGTTCTTGATACCGGAAACAAGATAGATCCTGAGCTATCTGGTAATATGGGGTACTGGGCTAATGAGAATGAGTTCTACCCTAGTACTAGAGACTTCACATTTGGGGATGTAACTACAGAAGGAGTTGCAGTCCTAGACGATGCGCAAGGTATTTATGGTGAAAGAGTTAGGCATCACAGAATGCCTGGTAACCTTAGTGATGAGTTCTCATACATAGAGAGGTCGTCAGAACACCCTGTAAATAACAGTAATGGGAACACTCATGGCTGGTTTGAAGAGCTAGGTTACAGGCCTCTAGAAGGGGACAGACTTCGCACGATTCGTGGCATTGGGGGCGACGGGACTATGGCGCTGGATGAAAATGTGCGCCTGTTGGGTGTGAGACTCAACAATCTTAAAATACCTAGAGGGATTCTAGAGCAAATCCAAGGGTATAAGATATACTATGCTAAGAGAGATGAGAAAGACAAGACTATACTTGGACAGAGTATAGCAGTGCCTGGGCATCCTAGAGCAGCTAGTGTAAATAAGCAAAGCTTAGAAGAAGCTGTAACTGGTCCTTTTACTAAAGCCTTCTATATGTATGGGGGACTAGACCATACAGATAATACTACTGTAGAGACTTACGGTAAGTGGAAGAGCACAATTGAAGGCGAACGCAGGTATTACTCCCACCCAGTATTCAAGTTTCACGATCTGCATCAGCTGCGCAAAAGATCTGATATGTCTGCTGCTACCCACATACAATGTCAGTATGGAGTAATATTTAGAATGTACTCCGGAGGGCCTGGAGTATTTGTACCTCCATGTGCTCCTGATAAAGTTTGGGACGCAGTTATTGATTTTGATGAGAGTGAACTCTCAAACTCTTTTAATGATGGAGTCCCAGATTACATCATAAGGAATAGTGATAACAACTTAGATCCTTGGGATGCACACTCTACTACTTTCCCTTCTTTAGGATGGGTCAGTCCTGAGATGCAGAACACAGTAGACTTCTACTGGCACGATCCTAAAAATCAGTTGGGTAAAAAAAGCATCGATAAAAAGATGTTTGGGGAAACTCGCATACTTGACATAAGTGATGTCCAGGAAGGAGTAATAAACTATGGGTTTATTGGAGACGATGATGGCGAGATAGTAGGTCAAGGTGTTGATGGAGGCGCTAACGACAATACTGGAGTTAGTATTGCAAAACGTGCTAGAAAATACAGACGCGGAGAAGATTTGTCACAGCCTGCAAATGGTGATTTTGAGGGTAAAGCAGAGCAATTCCTAGCTATTAAAGCTAAGGAGGCTAGAGTGCGTGCTTGGTACACTTCGGCTATGATAGGAACTGCATACATATCACCTAGCATAGCTTTATCCTCCCCAACTGTAGTCAAGGGTGGAAGCTATAAAGCAGTAAGTGCTTTTCTAGATGGGGATTACTTAGTTACATCAGGCGCTTCTGCACTTAATAGGTTTTACCAAGAAGGTAATTTTGATGATAACCAGCTTACTCTTATGCTGGATCCGAACAGCAAGATACTGCTGCACGGGCGTGAGAATCATGAGACTAGTGACAGCACCTCATTTAAAGGAGCACAGATTCTATACAACTTAGCAGGTGAAACTGCTCATGCGTTTGGGTTGGTAAGCGGCCTTCCCGCTCTTAGAGGACATGCTCCTTTTGATAACCTTACTCAGGTTGGGTCTAATGGAGACCGAGCAGGTCTTGTAAGGTGGGGAGAAGCTCTCAATTGGTTGTACCCTGATGCTTTTAAAGACACAGTTCCATATGAATACCAGCTCTATGGGTTTAATACAGGATCTCAATTCCACTACCTAGCTAATGCTTCTGGGCAGGACGGAGAGATGTATGCCCCAAGAAATTATCAAGGTCTCAGGTATAGAATGTCTCCTACAAACCACATTATGGGACTGCCTATGGCGTGGCTTCTTAACGTGTGTGCTATACGTAGAAACGTCTTCTCTCCGTTTGATCAGCAGAACCTAGTATGGACTGGTTACTTTAACAGAATAAGAAACGCAAACCTTACTACTGGAGAAGCAGATGATGGATACTACACAAGAAATTACTACGAGGGAGCACAGTCTAGAGAGATCTTTGGGGGAGATACTTACATAACTAAAACTAGCTTCCGCTCTACTTCTCAAAGCTATGGGCATAGCTATTGGAGAGCCAACAGGTGGTATGGAGATCCTGTGGGAGCAAGTGAAGAGTACACGCAGGGAGGTGTAGTTATAGAAAATGCATCTAACCTTATAAACATAGCGTTTAATACTACAGATTTCTTTGGGCGTAGAAGATTTCAATCTGACTTACCGGCAAACCTAGACCCTCTATCTGCTGGTTTGTACATAGCGGATAGATTTGGAACTACTCAAGGAGCCCCAATATGGAATGCTACCCCAGACTATCTTCAGATAGGAGTAAATTCAGGTGCTGCTGATAGTAGGTATGACATGGCTCAAAAGTTTGTCAACGTTGTAGCAGATAGCCACAACTGGGTAAAGGGCAATGTCAATCCTGTATCTACTGTATTCTCTTTCTATGTAGAGTCTGATGACTTGCTAGAGTGGAGGCACGTAGATGATGTAGAGCGCGGAGAAAAGACTAAAGTGTTTGACTATCATACAGGACATTCTGTAATATTCAATCCTCCCTACGACGACTTCACCAAACCTGATAAGATACTTTACGAGGATCACCTATCTGCACTGCAGAACGTAAAGGTAACCTCACCTTTGAATGTATTCGGAGAGCTATCTAAGGTTCAGACATTCCCTAACAGAGTAGTACGTTCTGATGTAGACTCAGGCAGTATTTCTGATGGGTATAGGAAGTTTAGAGCGCTGGAATACAAAGACATACCTACTCATAGAGGTCAGATTAAAAATCTATTTGATCTGAACGGGAACCTGTACATACATACAGAGCGCTCGTTGTTTGTGACAAAGGGTAAAGAGGAACTTCAACTGGATGCTGTCACTGCATTCATAGGTAGCGGTAACATCTTTGTGCAAGATCCTGATGAAGCTATGCAAGCTGATGCAGGCTATGCTGGTACTGCTTCTAGACATGCACACATAACTACTGTGTATGGACACTTTTACGTCAACTACAGAGACAGAAAAGTGTACAGCGTGAGTGGGCAAGGTGTGGCAGACATAACTAGTGGTATGGAAACATGGTTGAGGGACAACATGCCATTTGCTCTAGAGCAGTTCGGAATAAACCTAGACAGTGAAAATGCTAGGGAGAATGGCTTCTTTGTGGATGCTACAACTGGGGTCAACGTACCGATAGGATTTACCCTTGGGTATGACCCACTGTTTAAGCGCATACTTATTACAAAGCATGAGCCCATACCTACACAGCAGTTTTTTGAAGACTTCTACGCAGGTAACATAGTAGTTATCAATGACATACCAGAGCTTATATCTGGATGTGCAGACTTAGATGTCATACAAACTAATGCTAGAGTACCCATCCCAGAGCAGGTAAACTTTAAAGCTAACAACCCAGTTTATTGCGGACCTATATGGTTTGGTAACCCTGTATACTTTACACAAAGCTCTTGGACCATTTCATACTACCCTGAACTTAAAGTGTGGGGCAGTAGACACAGCTATGCACCTAACCTGTACACGAATACCTCAGAGTACTTGGTAAGCTTTGCGGGTGATCGTAGCTGGGAGCACACTAACAAGAACAACCCTGGTAGATTCTACGGAGAGCTATACAACTTCGAAGTAGAGTTCATAGACAATACAGCTGCTGCAGAAGCTAAGCTGTTCTCGAATATGTTCTACTGGGCTGAGTCC